GTAAATAAATAAGAGTCCGATAAAGGTTGTAAAAATATAACTGCATAAAATGTTCATACCTAATTGAGCGCTCACCTGTTCTGAGTTGGCAATTCGGCGCGCCTCTCTTAATAACTTTGTTTGCACATGATTTAAGTATAGCGTGTATACCAATAACAGTAAAACCACCAATTTCATAAAAGCCGACAATTTAACAAAATTGCATAATGGGCTGATTACAAATAGTACTATAATAAAGATGGAGAGAGCTGAGCATATACACAGATTTTTTGTAGAATCGGTAAACACCACCAAGTTAAACGGAGTAGGAGAATTCATATACACCATTGAGAAATTAAAATACAGAAGTTATATCAGGATAAAGTTCTAATATATTAGGATCAGTAATTATTGACTGTTTTTGAATTTCGGTTAAATCAATTTTCGAAATATCATTATTTGATATAAATGGCTGGTTGATTTGCCAAGTTCTATATTGCATATGATCCCGATTACTTGGCTTGTAATTTATCAACCCTATACCCTTGTGAGAGTAATTAACATACCGGCTATTATCAAAAATACTATCATTGTATTTTAACCCAATATCATCTAATATTTTTTTAAATTCTTCGTAGTTATTAGGAAAAATGTCTTCGTATCGTATCGTGTATAAATTTTTTATAGGATTATCTCGGTAATAAATAAAATCTTTCAAAACACCAATGAATTTATTAAGTGAGTGATATTCGGTTAAATTATAATCGGTTCTTTTATTTAAAGATGAATATACGAATATGGGATTTCTAATTATAAATATTTTTATGTAATCATTATAATATTTATCTGTTAAAAACCGTTTATTATATTGAGGAAATTTATGTAGTATGTACTTCTTTGAAGGTGGTATATTTTTAAAATTATCACACCTATCCGTCTCATGAATCACTTCATATACTTCATCAATATGCCCTATTATTGATTTTAAAATTGTTGTTCCACAGTGTGAAAATCCAAAAATAATTATTTTTTTCATATATATATTGGTATATTATTTACATGTGCATAGAAATAAAAATATATGAATTGATCGGGAAATTTTACACACATGTCTAATATTTTTATATTTTAATAGTATATACATGACCCAAACGCGTAAAAATAGAAACACCCACAATAAAACAAGGAAGCGCGTGTTTACAAAAAAGGATTACAACTCTGGCGATGGTATGTTAACAATGTCGTGGGGGCCTGCAATGTGGCATTACCTTCATATGATGAGTTTTAACTATCCTGTAAACCCGACACCAGAGAACAAGAAGCAGTATAGAGATTTTATAGTCAGTCTTAAATATGTATTGCCGTGCAAATATTGCCGCATGAACCTTGCGAATAACTTTAAGAAGAAACCTCTGCTTATGTGCCACATGGCCAATCGCGAGACATTTTCTCGATACGTTTATGAATTACATGAACTTGTTAACAAGATGTTACACAAGAAGTCCAATTTAACCTACTGTGACGTGAGGGAACGCTATGAACATTTCCGGTCAAGGTGCACTGATGAAAAACCAAGGGTATTTAAATTCAATCGATCTTCTACACAAAAGAAGAAGGAGAAGGAAAAGGGGTGCACTGAACCCTTATACGGTAAAAAATCAAGATGTGTTATCAATATTGTACCGCAAGAAGACAAAAGCGCTACATTTAAGATGGACAAAAAATGTATCAAAACCAGAGAATAAAAAGCTGCACGCGTATAAACTATATTACAATTTAATTGCACTTGAATTGTAATATATACATAATAAACGCAACCACACTATAAATACAAGCACACTATAAATATGCTCTTATTTACATGCCGAACGACGAGAAGTCATTCAAAACGGGGGACGGAAGGTAATCGTTATTAATCGCGCTATAGTTGGGGACCTTCTTGCACTCAAACGATGGTTCTGGGCACCTGGCACACGCGGGGCACGGCGGGCATTTCTCTTGACGAGGGCACGCGGCGGATGTAGGGCATGCGGGGCACACTGGCGGGACAATTTCAGATTTTAGGATATACATGTCCTCCTGACCGCGCGGGATTTGACTGGCCGGAATTCCTTGGGGAAGACTGCTTGAGTAGTCGTATGTTGTGGACGGAGACGACATTGTGGATGGATTTGCCGATCCGCCAGTTCCTTGGTAGGCCAAGCTATAGCCGCTTAATTGGACGGGGGAACCTGTGCTTCCATAGTACTGTGTGGAGGTTATAGAATCAGAACTTGTTGCTACTGCATTCGAGTCGGCTTGTCCGTAACCGCTGGAAAAGTCATAAGTACCGGCCGCGGTTTGAACCTGAATAGATTGCTGGCCATTTGCATTCATCGAAACAGTTGCAGACGCGCCATTCGGGCCGTAAAATGTGGCGCTATTATCCACAGAAGTATTGCCTTGCATTGATTGGCTTTGCGACGAAAACGAGATTGGCTTGGCACCTCCTGCAACTACAACACGCAGACCTTGAGATCCATCTTGGTTAGAACTGACTACAACATATCCGCCGTTCTTACCGTAAAATGTGGTGCCGTTTGCTAATTGAGTAGAAGAACCGCTATAGTGGTTATAATTATCATAATTGACGGCACCGCTGGTAGACGCTCCGTTTGTAGAGGTATAACTCTTATCGGACGTACCATCATTGTTTCCCGAGGCAAATCCTTCTGCGCCACAATTACCTCCTAAAACTGAACAGAAAACTAACCCTAATAGTAGAATTAAGAAAAGAAATAATGCGTCAGTATTCATTGTATAATTTATGTGGTGAAAAAAGTTTGAGACATATATTATATTAAAATTGAATCATAATACGCGAATTATACTACCATTATATGTTAGCATGTCCGACGACTACAAGTGTGCAGAAATTATTGAAGACTCGGACGAGTCGGATTGCGTAGATGGCAGTGCCAAGAAAGCGAAAGCAGTCAAACGTAAGGTTATTCAGTCCACATTAAAATTGTCTTATAATGAGGACCCGAGTATATTTGAAATCGGTGTAGATGAGGTGGGGCGTGGTCCACTGTTTGGCAGAGTGTATACGGCGGCAGTGATTTTACCTAAAGATGGCAGTTTTGATTGTTCAATGGTAAAGGACAGTAAGAAATTTCATTCAAAAAAGAAGATCGAAGAGGCGGCGCAATATGTGAAGGAAAACGCGCTTGCATGGTACATCAGTTTTGAAGATGAAAAAAAGATTGACGAGATAAACATTTTACAGGCAACACAGATGGCCATGCATAATGCAATAGCAGAAGTTAGGAAACAGTTTGTCAAAAAGTCAAAGGAAGACGGGAAGGAAGAGAGAAAAGATTATTCGCTTCACTTGTTAATTGATGGAAATTATTTTAAACCAGTAACATATTTGAACAAGGCGACAAATCGGATTGAAACGATCCCACATGTAACTATTGAAGGCGGGGACAATAAATATGCCGCGATTGCGGCTGCATCTATACTGGCAAAAGTGGAGCGAGATCGCTATATTGAAGAATTGTGTGAGCAAAACCCGACGCTATCAGAGCATTATGGGATTGATTCTAATAAGGGGTATGGTGCAAAGCGACATTTGGACGGTATAAAGGAACACGGGATTACTATTTGGCACAGGCGAAGCTTTGGTACGTGTAAAAATTATGTCTAACATTTACAGGATAAACATACGAGAAACATACGATAAACATTCGATAAACATTATTATTTAAGGGTGTATCCCTTTTTTCTTTAGTCGCCGCACCCAAAATATTTTATAGCAAGTAAGTAAATATCATGGCAAACATGAAAGGTTTAACCCCTGTTTATACGACTGCAGTTTGCGCAATTGCGGTATTTAATAACGATAACATTAAGGGAACTGTCCGCTTTACTGAAGACCTGGACATGCCCCGTGTTAGAATTGATGTCAGTGTAAAAGGTCTCTCTCCAAATAGCCTTCATGGTTTTCATGTGCACGAGGCAGGAGATTTGACCGATAAATGTACCAGTATGTGTGCTCATTTCAACCCATATGGCAAAACACACGGATGCCCCGGAATGAAAGAGAGACATGTTGGCGATTTAGGCAATTTGAGTACCAATGCAAAAGGAGAGGCGGTATATAGTTTTTATGATAACGCAATCAAACTCAGAGGTACAAGGTGTAATATTATTGGCAGAGGCCTGATTATTCATGCGGATCAGGATGATTGTGGACACGGCGGAAACGCCGAGAGCTTAAAGACCGGAAATGCTGGGAAAAGAATTGCATGTGCTGTGATTGGATATGCAAAGGAGAATTTTAATTGATTAAATGGCATTAACTCAACCAAACATATCATTACGAATAAAATTGAAACGAAAAAATGTAGAAAGACTACAAATACTTTTAATACAACGGCTTAAAACATTGCCGCGAATTAATTTAATTAAATGCGTGTTTTAGTATTTGATACGGAGACCACTGGGCTTCCAAAGACAAAAATTATAAGCCCAGACACCCTTCATTTATGGCCACACATTGTTCAGTTTAGTTATGTAATTTATGATACAGAATTAAATGACGTGGTTGTTGTCGGGGATAACATCGTGAAGGTGGGTTCCGGAATAGATATACCAGCAGAATCGAGTGCAATTCATGGGATCACAAACCAAATGTCGCAAACCGAGGGCGTTAGCTTGAGCCAAATCCTGGGTGGATTCTTTCGCGAGCTAAAAACCGCAGATAGGTTGGTAGGACATAACATTTCATTCGATATAAATTTAGTTATAGTGGAATTACTCAGAATGATTTATCATGCTGACCCAAATAGTGGAAACGATGATATTAGCACCAATAAAAATAATTTACACCAGATTGCAAATTTTAAAAACACATATTGCACATTGCAAGAATCTATAGATTTATGTGCCATTAAGGCCGTGACCAAGCTGGGTAAAGAATATAATAAATTTCCGAAGTTGGTTGAGTTGCATCAAAAACTATTTCAGACCATGCCAAATAATCTGCACAACTCGCTGACAGATATTCTTGTCACACTCCGATGTTACATGATGATGACAGGGAAGGTAGACCTGAATGAGATGTGCAATAAATATAAGGCGTTGATTCGGGCGCGTAATGCCCTTTAGTAGTGATTTTGTATCATGTAAATATTTTTTTATGATATAAAATTTTAAGCAGAACACATCTCGCATATTTCTTCCGCATCGTTGTTGTGTGTATCGTTGTTATTCGCCTCTTTGAGCTCAGGTTCAATCGTAAATTGTTGCGCCTGATGTTTCGCCTTTCTTCTCAAGTAGTAAATCCCTGTTTTCAGGCCCTTTTTCCACGAATAAAAATGCATGTTGGTTAGCGTACTGTAAGTTGGATCTTCTAACCACAGATTCAGGCTCTGACTTTGACAAATAAATGCGCCGCGATCTGCCGACATATCAATCAGATGTTTCATCGGGATCTCCCAAACAATCTTGTATTTGTTTCTAATATGCTCTGGTAAAACGGTCAATTGTTGAATAGATCCCTTATTGGCAATAATATTATTCTTTACTTGCTCATTCCAATGCCCAAGAGCAATGAGCTCCTTCATTAAATATTTATTGACGACCACAAACTCACCGGCCAGCGTTCTTCGTGAGTACAAGTTGCTCGTAAATGGCTCAAAGCATTCATTGTATCCAAGAATCTGCGACGTAGATGCAGTTGGCATGGGAGCGACAAGCAGAGAATTGCGAATACCATTCTCCATAATAGACTGTTTAAGGGCCGCCCAGTCATATCGGTCAGTAGGAGTCACGTTCCAGGCATCAAATTGAAGAATTCCCTTTGATGTAGGAGATCCCTCAAACGAACTGTATGCACCAAGATGTCGGTCATCGGCAGCAGATATTAACTCCTTATCGTATTCATTTAAATAACACATTAAACCCCTGATATTATCATTCAATAGACGGCGAATGATTTCGCGACGTGCAATAGAAATTTCATTGCTTTTTTCCAAGGCTGCATGATAGATTGTCTCAAATATCAGCTTGTTGACATTTATTGCCGCAGTCGAATGAAACGGGATATCCATTAAAACAAATGCGTCTGCCAGCCCCTGAACCCCGATACCTATGGGCCTATGCCGTAAATTGCTGCGCATGGTCTTCTTCGTTGGATAGAAATTTATATCAATGACACGATTTAAATTATTGGTGACCACCTTTGTCACCATGTGCAGTTTGGCATAATCAAACTGTTTTGTGGCGGGGTCTACAAAGGTTGGAAGTGCAATAGATGCCAAGTTACATACAGCGGTTTCATGTTCGTCTGAATATTCTATAATTTCGGTACACAAATTGGAACTCTTAATCGTGCCCAGGTTTTGCTGATTTGATTTCGCATTCGCTGCATCTTTGAACAGCAAGTAGGGTGTTCCCGTCTCCATTTGTGCATCTAAAATCCGGAACCATAAATCGCGAGCATTGACGATTTTTCGCGCTCGTCCTTCAGACTCGTATTTCGTATATAACTCTTTAAATTCATCGCCGTGCACATCGTAAAGGCCAGCGCATTCATTCGGGCAAAATAATGACCATTTCGCGTTTTCCTTGACGCGTTCCATAAAAAGATCGGAAATCCAAAGCGCATAAAAGAGATCACGTGCCTTCAATTCTTCATCACCATGATTCTTCTTTAGTTCCAGGAAATCGTCAATGTCCGCGTGCCATGGTTCCAAGTATATTGCAAAAGAGCCATTTCTTTTCCCGGACTGATTCACATAACGCGCAGTACTGTTGAACACACGAAGCATGGGTACAAGACCATCGGTTTTTCCATTTGTTCCTTGAATATACGACCCTTTTGCGCGAATGTTATGAATATGAAGCCCGATTCCGCCTGAATATTTAGAAATGGACGCACAATCCTTCAATGTGTTATAAATACCGTCAATGCTGTCGTCCTCCATAGCAACTAAATAACAACTGGATAATTGCGGTCTGGGTGTCCCCGCATTAAACAATGTCGGAGTGGCATGAGTAAAATATTTTTGGGACATTAAATCATACGACTCCTTAATCAACTGCAAACATTCGTCGTTAAATTGGATATCGTCACTGCATACAGGTCCGCAATGGATTCCAATGGCAACACGCATCCACATATGCTGCGGACGCTCAATTACAACGTCGTTCGTTTTAAACAGATATGCCTTTTCAAGCGTCTTAAATCCAAAATAGTCTATTAAATAGTCGCGATCATGATCAATCATTGCTTCAATTTGTTCGCCAAATCGATTTGTAAAAATATACAATCCATCTGAAACGAGGGGCTTTTGTTTACCATGAATATTCTTAAAATTATATAAATCATTGACGACCTTCACAAAGGACGGATTTGTATTCTTTTGATGATTTGAAATGCTAATGCGTGCACCCAACGCCGCATAATCTGGATGGTTTGTAGAGAGAGACGCGCACTGTTCTGCCGCCAACTCGTCTATCTTTGATGTAGGAATTTTGTCGTATAATTGGTCGATTACTTTCATGACGAGCGAGGAATAGTTGATATTGATACCAGCTTCGTGGCCTAATTTTTTTACCCGATCCAGAATTTTATCAAACGATACATCCTGTAATATTCCGTCGCGCTTAGTTACTCTCATTTCAGAAGAACTGTCCATGGTTGTTATATTAAAAACACGGGATAGTTTTAAACCCTTTTATCCAACAAATTTGCACCCGGAATACTTTGTCTACGTATTTATCTAAACGCTTTATCTGATTTATTTAGAGTAATATCTTATCTAAATAAATTATCTACAAGATATATATACATGTACCAATCGCTATTCTTATTTCTTATTTTAGTACTGGCGGTAGGGCTGCCCGTTTTGTTAAACAAGACCTCTTTTCTAAGAAAATCCGAGGGGTATTCCAATTATACTTTAGCCGGCGCAATGGGTGATGTTCCAGGTGCACAGACCCGCGTGTTGGTTCAGGACACGTATCCCGCGATTGGCAAGAACCAACTGTCAAATGACACTGCAAATGATATTTGGATGGATTACCCCGTATTCCAGTTAGGATCTTATGAACAAGAAACAAATAATATCCGGTATCCGAAAAACCCGGATGTAGGAAGGTGCATGCCAGCCTCTATGTGTGGTGCGTTGTATCACGATGATAAACCACATACCAATATTGTGACACCGCTGCCGCCACTGGATCCTAACAGTGGGACGCGCGTAGGGTATTTTGATACACAGGTAAACATGATGCCATTTAGAACTGACATGCAGAATATCCTATATTAATATATATATGTATGTATCCCTATTCCGGTGCGTTCGTATCTACCTTGATGATTTTATTAAAATACAATAAACAGCCCTGCGTGGTTTGCTCAACAAAGGGTTTCGCGGGTTCTTTTCTATGTTTCTTAGTGGGCGCCCGATGTGCGTACCCGGTCACTCTCTCTTCTTCAATAATCTTCCACACTTTTTCCAGCTGTAGAATATTATTTTTAAACCAGTTGCGATCGCGGCATACAAGAACGCAGCTAATCACTTCAAGTTTCCAGTAAATAAATTTCAAAAAGGTATAATTATATTGAGACGATTCATATTTACTCAGTTCTGTTTCTTCCCACTCACGTATGTCCTCGGGGGTAACAATATCGAGCGGCTTATAACTATAAAATGGAGTGCCCTCTGTCGTATTGAAATACAAAATGATGCCCTTTCTCTTGTTGTCCGCTGATAGTAGTATCTCGCGTTCACCATCCTCATTCACCTTTGTATCTGTTTGAAATGACAATTCGTCTGGGTACTCAGTAAACTTGGTTTCCAAGAAATCGCACTCGTCAAGGTCGCATACTTCCATTTGAAGCTGCATTTGTGTCCAATATTCCTTCTTGGGAATGCCGTTGATCTCACGACTAACAACATTTTTAATTTCCAGCATTCGCCCAAATCGATCAGAGTCCTGATTAACAACAATGCCATCGGGGGATGCTCCCACAAACGAGTAACGTGGATGTTGAATGCAGCCGAAGTCCTCAACGGTCGTATTGTAACTGTGCTCATAGACCATGACTGTTAAAGGCTCGTATTTCTGCCCCCAATGCATCGGCGAGTTTACATTAACCATTTTGACTTCCTCATCCGGTTCATCATCTACCGTTTTTAATGGCTGACACTTTTCATATATTAACTGATTGATGCTGGATTGTGTCTCAAATGCCTTCCATGCGTTGCTGGCGGTAATTAGATTCCACCGAAACTGATACCACTCTGGGGTTCGCTGAACTGGCTGGGGGATATCGCGCAGCCTCTGTATTTTCTTTTCAATATCACATATTTCTTCGTCAGTAATTTCATACCCGGCAGATTCTGTATTTACATCATTTAATTTATCAGGGTAAAACGTGGATAAAAAAATAGTCAGAGCATCGTCAAGAATATCGTCCATGTCATCTTCAATATCGTTACCACTATTGCTGTCATTAATATAGTCTTCCAGTTGAATATATAAAATGTCCTTCGTTTCTTCTAATAGGACATCACGAAAGTCTGGGTCAAAAATAGATTGTGGATGCAGTTCTACATATTCGCTCATTAATTGCAATGCGGTTTCAACAAACTCCGCCGCATAATCATCTGTAAATATGGTAGGCTCATCTTCAAATATTAACGTGTCTATAATATCGGATAGATCTTCTAATTCAGAAATTAACATACTGGTATATTACTATATATAGTAGTTTAAATGTTTTTAATATAATTGGCCAATTATATTAAAGACAGACCACCCACAAAGGGTCGTCGGTATTATTTTTCATCTGGTTCTGCGGCAGGGGTCTTGCTGCTTGATGCGACAGATTTGCCGCGGGGAGTCACCGCCCCTTTTTTTGGCGCAAGTGACTTTAATGTAGAAACACGCTTATCAATGTTTTTTAATGTAAAATGTCGGGTTGATTTATTGTAAGCGAGAGCAGGGACGTCCTTAATTAGTCCGGTGACCTTGTCGTAAATAACGTCTTTAACTCGCGACAACCGTTTCTTATCTAAACTATCCTTTAAAAATGCAGTAAGGTGTTTCGCCTCATCCTCATCTAAACTATTCGTCTTACTATAGTTTTCAACATACTCGCCCAGTTTTTTGATTTTACTTGTCTTGTTTAATTTGCACCACGGTTCATTTCCATTATTCGTCTTTTCCGCCTCAAGAAATTTTTCAAGATTGGACATATCATTAGAAGGTTTTGTTTCATTCGTGGGAACGCCATTTAATAACATTGTTTTGTATTTAATATTTTTAAGCTCGTGACATTCGTCGACGGTGATGGGTAATTCCTCCATGGTATGTATATAGTAATATGTGGAGTTGAGTTTAACCTATTTTCGCAAAATATATTATTTATCGGAAAGGTTTATATCAGTTTAATGTACAAATATATTATATCCCATAGCATATATGGAAGATAACTCGAAAACAATAAATATATCAGGTATACATAATAAACGCCAAATTAAGAATTTAAACAGCGAATCGGGTGCAACAAAAATAGCGAAAAAACGCGTGCAATCCGAAAAATGGAGCTTTTCAAATGAGAACTTTGAATATGCAACCCAACTGCACATGATTAAAAGTATCGCGAATAACGGGTTTCAGCATGGAGATGATGATGATGATGTATCAAAAATTGCAATTCAGGAGATTAACAAAAAAATATCAGGATATAAACAACAAGATAGGATAAAGAATCGATACGATGAAACCCAATTTTTAACTCTGGAGTCTGTCATCGTTCAAATGGTAGAATGCGAGTTAAAGTGTCGATATTGCAGGGGCGAAATGAATGTCATCTACGACATTTCGAGAGAAAGTCGCCAATGGTCGGTTGACCGGATTAACAATGATTTGGGGCATAATTTAACAAATTTCCACCTGGCGTGCCTGGAATGTAATCTAAAGCGTCGGCGAAGAACGGACGAAAAGTTCTTATTTACAAAACAGCTGAATATTATAAAGAAAATGCAATAAGTTAGATTGTTAATAATATAAAATACGGTTTATGTATATTATTAAGATGGAATGGAAATGGACTAAAGGCGAGCCATATGAAAGATCAAGGCGTTTAAAACATGTCCAAGAATTAGAGAATAAACAGTTTAGCAAAGATATGGACTCCGCTGCATATACGTCCGCGCTAAATCATGATGAAAATACGTGGGACATATTAAACCAAACACATGCCGCAGCTGGGTCCGGATTTAAGGTCTCAAACAAACGGGAAGAATTAGATACCAAAATTGCTGGAAGGGACATGGTTCAGCAAATTGGGTTCAATCCATTTTTGGGCGAGAGCAGTTACGTCAACGATATTTCAATACGAGACCAATTTTTAAAACCAGTTAACACGACACAGGGAGAGAATCGGGCAACCGCAAAACACTCTTAGATCGTCATTAGATGCGCCGCATTAGATGAGGGATTTAGAGCACATGGTGTACATCAATCGGTTAACAAAATATGCGATAAATAAGTTAAATGCGATTAAGGTGCCGCCCTGAACAAACTTGTAGTTCATGATCTTGTAGTTCTTAACAATAAAGTACAAATCTGCGAGCAATGTAAATACCAAGATTACGAAGAAGAGCATAGACAAGATGAGAAAGTAAACACACGATTGCTTGCTCAAAGGTCCGAAAAACATAGCCATAAGGTCCTGCATTTTATATAATAGTATTAGTTTTTATTTTTGCGAAATAAATAGTATTTTAAGCAAACGACTTAAATAAAAATCAAACATTTTACATAATGAGTGCGGTTGCAAATTATACTACGCAAAATGAATTATTACTAAATAACCTGTTGGAGTTCTACAAAACGGATAATCGCCTTAGTAGAATGCTAAAGATTATTACCGGCGAGTCAAAAATCTCCTTGCGGATTGTGGATTGGTTCGCTACCAATTATGCCAAGAAATATTACACATTGTATACGACCGAAGACTCAAATGGTCACATGATCCGATTCAAGGTTTACTTTGATTACAAACTCAAGTTGAAGGCGTATTCTAAGAAGAGATTTGATCCCTTTTGTCGTTGGGATAGAATAAGCGTCCCCTACAAAAATGGTACGTGTATTGAAACTACCATTGGGCAGCTGAATTTCTTCAAGTGGGCCATTGAGAATAAGGTCATAGAGTACATTGAAGAGAATTATGATACGATTGAGAAAGACATGAATAGCCGTAACAGCACGTCAAAAAGAAAGGACAGTATCACCGAAAACGCAAAAACCCGCAAGAAGAGAGAAGAGTTGTCCATTTCTGCTACAAAAAGCATTAAGAAGGAGGAGGTTGAGATCGTTGTTCAGTTTCATTAAGGGGGCGAACTTGATGTTGATATAGAAAGTTGATGCAAAACATATATAATTTTGAAAAAACATTATATGTGTAATATATGTTGTGTGAATACAAGAACATGCTTGGCAAGGTCGGAGAGGGCGCACATTCCATTCGAGTATTCAATATCGCCATTGTAGACGTTTTACTAACCATAATTGCGGCGTATATTATTCATCTACTTGTGCCAGGCTATCGCTTTTCCAGCATTTTATTGATATTGTTTGCAGCAGGGATCGTGTTGCATCGGATATTTTGCGTGAAAACTACGATTGATAAACTATTGTTTAGACAGGCATGACATTTGGTATAATTATTTTTAAATATACGTGAGGTATATATTTAAAAATTAAGTAACTGATATAGTATGGGAAATTCTCAATCAATTCAAAAAATTAATTATGAAGATATTCAATATGTAATCAAAAATGCAGAAGCAAATAGACTAATCAACACATTAACCGAGTCTGAGCAGGGGTGTCTGATTCCAAATACAGTTAATATTCATAAAGAGGCCGAACTCATTAATTCGTTCATCAGAACAAATCATAAGGGTGTAAAAATAATCGTTTATGGTCGGAATTGTAACGACGAAACAGTATATGACAAATATAAGCAGCTCGTTTCGCTGGGGTTCTATAATGTATATATTTACACTGGCGGACTATTTGAATGGCTCATGTTACAAGATATATATGGTGCGGCTGAGTTCCCGACAACAAAAAAGGAGCTGGACATTTTAAAGTACAAGCCCCGTCAAACATTAAATATGCAGTTATTAGAGTATTAGGCGGCACCATCTGGTTTATAATCCTTGACCGCAATATTAGAGAGCTCATCCGCTCGCTTATTAAAATTTCTTAATATGTGCTCGTAGTGTATTTTAACAAAACTCTTTTCTAAAGCCTTTGCGGCATCATACAATTCAATTAGGCTCAATGAGTTACATTTGTATTTTCCGGTCATCTGATTGATAACAAGTTGACTATCGCCTTGGACATGAAGTTCTTTAATATTCATTGCTAATGCTTGTTGCATTCCTAATATGAGACCTGCATATTCTGCGCGATTATTGGTTGCATTTACCCCCACAAAGAAGCTCCCACTCCAGAGCTCGTCGTTGTCGTGATAGATGACCGCGCCCGCCCCACATAACCCTGGATTTCCCTTGCTACATCCATCAAAGTTCATTCTAAACGCAATTTTGGAATATGGTTTAGGGGAGTCGTCCTGAATAGCGCATTTAATTTGGGGTAGCATGGTCGATATATTATAAGTGAATAGCATACAAGTTCGCCTCATTTTTATTTTAAAACCAACAACATACAACATACAAGAAGATAGAAGAAGATAGAAGAAGATATTAAATATATTTTATGTAGACTAATATAAAGAGAATGTTCGCCCTGCTATTATTACTTGCGTTATTTTCAACTGTCGCATTTGCTGACTCTGAGTGTCCTGTTGTTACCACAATGTCGGATAGACGCAGTGATAAGACCAAACTACGTATTGTTCAATATAATGTGGAATGGCTTTTTATAGATTACTACAGTGAAATGAATTGTCCTGGCGATGGCTGCACATGGAAGAATGAGACAGAGGCCCAAACTCACATGAATACTGTTGTGAAAAGAGTCCAGGCGCTGAATCCGGATATTATTAATTTTTGCGAGATAGAGGGATGTGACGAGCTCAACATGTTAAAGGCTCAACTCGGTCCATCCTATATGCCGTACTTAAAAAAAGGCACTGATAGTAGCACGGGGCAAAATGTCGGGATGTTGACGCGGGTAGATCCATTAAAAAGCCTATACCGGACAGAGGACCGGTATAATTATCCTATTCCTGGGTCGAAGTGCGGCTATACAGGCCCACCAAGTTCATCTGGCGTTAGTAAACATTATATTACGGAATTTGAGTTCAGTGGAATGAAGATTGCCTTCATTGCGGCCCATCTTGTAGCCATTCCGACCGAGGCATCCAGATGTGCGCAGCGGGAGGCACAGGCATCAGTTCTACAAACCGTCATCGCGAATTACATCCAGAACGACTACGAAATAATTATGCTTGGCGACTTTAATGACTTTGACGCAGAGGTATCCGATTTAAACAGCGATAAACCCACGTCAATGGTGTTGGATATTTTGAAGGGGTATAAGGGTGACCACGCTGGTAAATACGAGCTTTATAACATCGCAGAAACAATTACGCAAAGTAACAGATATAGTGATTGGTGGGATTCGGACAACAATTGCGGCACATCGTCTAACAACGACTATTCAATGATAGACCACATTTTGGTTACGGATGCGATAAGGAAAAATATTGGCGATACTTTTATTTATCATGAATACAAAGAATATTGCGGCACATATGATTCTGATCATTTCCCTGTTGTATTGGATATATATACACGCTAATTCTAAATGTAATCACAGCATTCTATCTCATAAGTATTATTATTTAGCGTGATGCGAAATGGTTTACCGCAGCCGTATATTACACCCTGATTAGCGTAGTCATCACACTCCTCCTTTGAAGCGTGGGGATGCACTTGTTTGCCGGTGTTTTTGAAGACGCCGTGACGAAATATGCCACAATTTAATTGTGAAATTATTATAAATTCATTGCAATGCGGACACAGGAGTACCGGTTGGTCTTTTAGTACGGACGACATATAATAAATATAGTGGGTACTATTTATTATATTATTTAGTATATGATTATTCCCTCTTATTTAACTGCGTCACTCCTTTTAATAAAATAAGTTGCGTTCATACCACATAATACCTTCATGTTTCTACAATGCCTGGCAGGTTCATATTTAATTAGTCCTGAAACAAGATCCTTGGCGCCAAATTTTGTACATTCTTGCTGCAAACGTTTTATATTAGAGTTATCCAAAAGTTTGCGCTGCCTGAAATACACACAGTCGGCGCACGCAGGTAAAGACAAATATTTAATGCTGTTAAGTAGCGGGCTTGCTCTCATTGTACTGTATTACACAGTCGTTTTTATATAATAATATGCAAAATGCATCAATCTAACATTTTACATGAATAAAAAACATAACCATTTGTTGGTTGTGTTTTTATTTGGTTTCATTTGTTTTTGATTCATTTGTTTTTGATTCATTTGTTTTTGATTCATTTGTTTCGTTTTATTATTTTACAGATTACGCCTAAGAAGATGTACTTTGGGCACCAATAAACGTGCTTATATCATAAACCCAGTCGTCTAATTGTGCTTTGTTCTCGTAAATGTCAATATTGCCGTCCAATATTATTTGATTGCCGCAAACACATTCCTTTGCGGACAAGTCCAACATGTTATCGTGATATTGCGAGCACTTCTCCAAGTAATCCAATGGAATATTTCCCTCGCCGTCTCTTGAGCGCTTGCCAATTCGCGCATAGCAATTTTCAGGCGCGGTCTTTACATAAATTACCTTGTGAACCGGAAATTCGCCAGAAAACGTATCAAACCAGTTCAAATATATCTGATAATTCACATGTTCAATTTTGCCGCTGTCATAAAGCATCTTTGCAAATACTAACTTGTCCGTATATAAGCTTCTCTCTGTTATCAAAATGGTTCTCTTTTGCGACTCACCAATATTTTTAAGCGCGTCTCGCAATACCTTTAATCTGGAGACATATGCCATCATTTGGAATGCAAACGAATATTTCTCCTGATCCGCATAAAACTTTTCTAAAATTGTCACACCATTTTCGTCTGTAATTTTCTCCCATTCATCGACTGGTTCCTTCAAGAATACAATATTTGCATCGTCTGCATATGTCTCGCGCAACTTTGCCAATAGCGTTGACTTCCCTGAGCCAATATTTCCTTCAATAGAAACAATCGTATATGCGTTGTTAGACATCCTTGCGATTATACATAATACTTCCATTTTATTTATATTCTTTCAACTCAATTTTAAAAAAAATTGAAATTAAAATAAACTTAAAGATACATGCATAAATTATAGTAATCGCATCACAAATGGATTTGAAGCAACGAAAACTCAACAAGTCAGAATGGGAATCCATCGAGGTCCCAGTTTCGCCGCAAGAAATAGAAATTTTAAAACTAATCATTGGCGGTTATCATAATGTAAATATTAGGGTAAACAATAAAAATTCTATCTTTACGTTCTTAAAGCTAGAATATTCAGAAAAAATGGAAGATTATCTGTATAATAATTATTTGCGCGAGCGTGGTGACAAAATTGAGACAGAGTTGAAGAACATATTCAAGGAATACAAGCCAATGAAAAGCGATACAGATGTTAAATTAAATTCGGGGCAAAAAATTCGGTTAGAAAGATATGACGAAAATTCGTTAAAGCAGAATGACTTATATGAATATGTCCTGTTAAGTCATATAGAAAATATCATTTACAACAAAAAGGAAAACAAGGTTAAATTATTCCACTTTCACTATTTCACTCTGTACAAGTTAATGCGAAACAGTATTGCTCGCGTGAACCGCCACATTATGGAGCTTGCAAGTCGCGTATTAATCGTCTTAGAACGCGATACATCTCTGTTGACCCTCATTGAGAATGGCGTGGAATTAATTGAGAAGAATGAAAGTCTATTAAAATATAACGATTTGTTGTTGTATGAGCACCAGAAGGAAATATTTACGGTGTGTAAGAAGTCAACCCCTAAGTTGGTTTTGTATATGGCGCCAACCGGAACAGGTAAGACGCTCACGCCTATTGCATTATCTGAACAGAAGAGGATTATATTCGTTTGCGCTGCAAGACATGTAGGATTAGCGCTGGCGCGAGCTGCTATTTCCGTGAACAAAAAGGTTGCATTCGCATTTGGTTGTGCCAGTGCAGATGATATTCGTTTGCATTATTTCGCAGCAAAAGAGTACACGATAAACCGACGTACTGGTGGTATCGGAAAGGTTGACAATAGCGTTGGTGGTGAGGTGGAAATCATGATTTGCGATATCAAATCTTACTTACCTGCCATGTATTACATGCTGGCGTTCTTCAACGCGAGCGATATTATCATGTATTGGGATGAACCCACTATTACGCTTGACTACGAGGAGCACGAATTCCACGCAACCATTCGGAAAAACTGGAAGAAAAATTGTATACCTAACGTTGTGCTGTCATCGGCAACTTTACCAAAACATGGCGAACTAACAGAAACGCTGCCGGATTTCTTGAGTAAATTTCGCGGTGCGGAGATCTGTAATATTGTCAGTCATGACTGCAAAAAGTCAATTCCTATAATCAACAAAGATGGTCTTGTTATGCTGCCGCATTATTTGCACGAGGAGTACGACAAAATTATGAAGGTAGCGCAACATTGCGGCGAATATATGACGCTTCTGCGGTACTTTGATTTGAAGGGAGTAGTAGAATTTATTACATACGTTAACGCCAATGGGTTTGGTAACTCAAAGACACGGTTAGAGCGACATTTTGAGACGCTGGATGATATAAACATGAAGAACATAAAGATGTACTATATTACTCTTCTGCAGAATATTACATCGGACAAGTGGCCGCAAATATATGCGCATTTCAAGGACACCAGGTGTCCTCGTATTTTGGAAAATGCAGGCATAGATGCAAAGGGGAACAAGATTGCGAAGGCGCACAGTTTTGGCCCAACTCAGGGTTCCGCAATCGGTGCTCGTGGAGGAGAGCCAATTACACGCCTTGCGAGTGAACAAATACTACGCACCAAGCCTGTTATAGCACCTCAAACGGGTACTTCCGGTGTATATGTTACTACAAAAGACGCATATAGCCTAACGGATGGCCCCACCATCTTCATCTCTAATGACGTTGAGAAAATTGCCAAGTTTTGCGTACAGCAGGCAAATATTCCTGCTCTCGTTTTAGATGATATCATGAAGAAGATTGACTATAATAACGTTATCAATGAAAAACTACATGCGTTAGAATCTGAAGTAGAAACTATCAAGGAGAATGCAGATAAGCGCGTCAAGAATGAAGTGTCGGGGTTTAGTGGTGGGCACAAAGTAACCGGCAGAAGTAAATCAAACAAAGACCCCAAGAAGCTGAGCAAGGACATTCCGGCCGAATACGAAAATAAAGGTGCTCTGTCAAAGTTGACTGAACAGATTAATGGCTACAGGGCTCTGATTCGGTCTGCAAGCTTGAATGACACCTTTATTCCGAATAGAAAAATGCATCTGGACAAATGGGCGGCCGGGATTGATACAAAGGGCGCATTTACCAGTAATATTGATGAACAAATCGTGTGCGATATCATGGCGCTTAATGGTGTAGACAATGCGTGGAAAATTCTCTTGTTAATGGGGATTGGTGTGTTTATTAATCACGATAATATTACGTATACGGAGATTATGAAACGACTCGCTGATGAGCAAAAACTGTATATGATTATTGCGTCAAGCGATTACATTTATGGCACTAATTATCAGTTCTGTCACGGGTTTTTAAGTAAGGACCTTAATCTTACACAAGAGAAGATCATTCAGGCAATGGGGCGAATTGGTCGAAATAATATACAGCAAACTTACACAGTGCGATTTCGCGACGACGAACAGATTATGAAACTGTTTACTTCGGAAACAGAGAAGCCGGAAATTATAAATATGAATCGACTATTTAATACGCACAAGGTTATTTGGCGCGACAACAAATATGTTGAAATTGAGGATGATGTAGAGGATGATGGGAACATTAACCAGGACTCGGACGAAGAAGATGAGTTTGCACCGTATAGTAGGGAGGAGTAAAAAATAAATGTACAAATATGTGCAAGTGTACAATATGTAATCGTATTTTTTATTCAATTATTGCCGACCCCAACATAATATTACGATAAACGAAATTTTCTAATATAAAATGATATGGATTTGTGTCTGTTTCCATAAAACTCGCGGAGTGTCAAGTCCGATTCCACCAGCGCCGGAGCAAGTTCGGCATCATGGCCATAAATATTATCAAATTGGCCGGTTTCTACAATCGCAATATCCTCGTCACAATTCAAATCAAAATCGGCGGGAGCTCGTTGTCTAATCTCGCGGATAAAGTCTCTGATGGATAGGTCTGATTTGAAGGTATAATTTTTAGTTCTTGTCGTATAAACAAGCTTAAATCTAAACGTGTAAGTATCTTCGGAATGGTTCATTTTCTAAATTGTATAAGGTGAGTTGATTTGCCTTGGATAAGGTAAGCATTCGCATTTCAATTTTTTATATAATATAAATTTGTTTGTATATTATATTACGTTCTATTGCAGTATAATTTGTATTTTATTGGCACCTAAATCCACTTCATTTTGCTTCCAATACGACTAAAAAAGAAGTTGTTGTATAAAATGTTATTATCCAACGCTTTTGTCAAAGTTTTATCGCTCATTTTTAATTGTTTGATACAATCATATTTACAAATAAATTCCTTTACAAGCTGATTTTCATTAGTGTATTGCCCAATTCCATCCTTATATAAAATTGGTTCTCCGTATTTTTTCTCAAATGTATCAATTAATTCTTGAGGGCATTTGTCATATAATAGATAATAATGTCCGTTTGTTAGAGATGCGTTTTTTACAGGAGTATCTAACGCGGAAGATGACGAATACCCATTAAGGCTTGCTGCCGTTTTTCTGTCCAAATAAACATTCAGAATTTCGGTTTTTTCTGTATTCAATTTTGCAATATATCCCAGATTCTGAATCTTGGTTTGTTTTGTGGGAAGAATATTATATAGTACGTTCGGATCTAAATTCCTGTCTACAAAAGCCCATCGAAATCCGTTATAAACTGTATTTTCTGTAACCGCTTTATCAATGCTTGGTCGCTTGATTTTGAAATTGTGTTCCTTTAAACATTCGGCAACGGATTCATATACCTTAATAATAATCATTGTTTCCGGATTAATTTTTTGTAATCTGGGTCCAAGTGTAACCAATGGTTCATTAAAGCCTGTGGTTGTTTTTGTCTGAGTTGAGTTTAATTTCTCCATTATTTCTTGGTTTGTTTTTTCTAGATTATTTATTTGACACGATAGCTGTTTTACACTTTGAACCAGTTCTTGAATTAATAGGTTGTCATTATTTGTACTTTTCATTTCAAGCATAAGTTTTAATTTTTCAATTTCAAGCTCTAATTTATTTGTATCACTGTTATTAAAATATTTTAGGTTATTGTTAATAACATTTAACAATGTTTTATATGATAAACGTTTACCAATTAAAAAAAGCTCCCTTTCATCGTCATGTCCGGGCAAGTCATTTACTTGATTAATTCTTACATATTCGTGTTTGTGTATAAAAGTTTCAAAGTCCTTGCTTTTGTTAACGGCAAAACAATCTAACAATAATACGTTTCCGTGTTTTAACTTGCACTCATTATATCTTTCTTGAATGCCAATTCTACTTTCACCAATTTTTACAACATAAGTTCCGTCAGGATGTGTCTTAACTTTTATAATATATACCATACCACAAATGGTTTTAAATTCTCTAAGCAAAATTTGCTCACGTTCCCTTTGAACTTTTGTATCTAATTCGTTTTTATGCGTTTCTTCAATTTGAATGATTTCATTTTTTGCGTCTTCTAATTGTTTCTCTAAATTGTAAGCACCTGTTAAACGAATTTCCTTTATTACATCACATACCCAATTTTGAAACTTTTCAGCAATTGGTTTTCTTGATTTAAATAATACTTTGTATAAGCCCTTTTCGGTAAGAAATGTAACTTGTTTTGGTCCAGTAGACGTGTCCATAGTATCTACACGTCTTTCAGTATCATCAAACGCTTGTATTGATGACCTTATATTACTTATTTCTAAAATTTCACCTATATCGCTTGCTCTAAATAAAGGTTCATTGATAGTGCCCTTTATTACAATTTCTGTGTGCATATCATTTGTGGTAAAGGCCTTAACTACTTCCATTATTGTTCTGTAATGTAGTATATTACGTGTCTTTATATTGATTTATATACTAAATAATATTATATGATGGTATCCATACTATGGACAGCATCTTTTTTGCTTTAATAATTAATAAGCGTTAATTTAATTATTAAAATACACAAAACATTCTGAGACGATAAATCGTAACAAAATATTTAATTGCTGTAGGCCAAACCACCCATGCCGCTCATGATGCGGAGGACGTTGTAGTTGGTGGCATAGACACGCACCTTGGCAGTCTTGGTACCCTCAACGGTGGCGTTGGAGAGCACAAGCTGAAGGGTGGCGTTATCAATGCGGGAGAAGTTGCACGTGCCGGAGGGTTGATGTTCCTCAGGGCGAAGGGCAAAGGAGTACACGTTAATACCTTCATCAGGGTTGCGGGTGTGTGCCTGGTAAGGTTGGACCCAAGAGAAGTAAGAACCTTCACGCTCAGAGAAGCGGTCTTGGCCGTTAAGTTGGAGCTTAGCGGTGACGACTGGGTTCTGGCCCCAGCAGTGCATGTCCAAAGATGTCTCCGTGAGCACGAAGGTGCCGGCATCAGACACACCGGAGTTATCAAGGTGAGAACCGACTTGGGCAACGTAGTCAGAGGGGGCACCAACGGGGGTGGGGACGGCAATACCACCGAGGTTGACTTCGTTGTAGGGGTTGGAAGGACCGTGCCAGTATCCAGTGAAGTTGGCAGGGATGTATTCATCCATGGCACCGGCATCCTGGAAGAGACCGTTAGCATCAATGAATGCGCGGGAGTCAGCAGCAATGGCGGCGGGGCCACCGAATGCATGGACGGCGTTGGGGAGGGCGTCAATGGCATCAGTGTAGTTGAAGGGTTGGGCACCAAGCACCTTGAACAAGAGGGCATCGCAAGTCAAAGATGAGCAGTAGTCGACGTTCTGGTCAGGTTGGACAACCCAGATAAGCTCCTTCACGGGGTGGTTGAAGTTGAGCTTGATCTTGTTGGAGGAAGAACCAACAGACTCGTCGCCGGTGAACTGGAGCTGAGTAATCAAGTACTCGTGGGGGTTCTGGGCCATTCTGCGGCGTTCATCAGTGTCCAAGAACACATAGTCAACGTACAAAGAGGCAGCGACCAAAGACTGGTTGTAGGCAATGGTGGCGGGGACGGGGCGACCAACGGAGTATTGGTTGGCAGAGTTGAAGGCAGGGCCGGAGCTGCAGTTCAAGGTGGTAACGGCCCACAAGCACTCGTCAATGGGGCGGATATCAAGGTTGATCTTGACCTCGTGGTATTGAAGAGCAATCAAGGGGAGGGCAAGGCCGGGGTTGGTGCAAAACCAGAATTGGAGAGGCACGTACAAGGTGGTCTCAGGAAGGGCGTTGCGGGGAGCACACACTTGGCGGGGGGCCAAGGAGTCGCAAGGGGACTCAACCTCAGAGAAAGAGGGATCGGTGATGAAGGTAAGTTGGGTGGTGTTACCAATCATCTTGAAGTATCCGCGTTGTTGCTCAGAGGTCATTGTGAGTTGGTTCCAGATGTGCATCCAGTCACCGTATTGACGGTCGATGCGTTGACCACCAATCTCAACCTCAACTTGGGCGATGAGCTGTTCACCGGGGAAATCTAACCAACGGGCATACACACCCTGGTTACCGGAGGTGCTGTAGTTTCCGAGACCCATAAGTTGGTTGATCTCAGGAAGAGTCACCTGAAGGTAGGTGCGGTATGCCAAATCTCCGTTTCTGGAGATCACGCATTGCACGCGACGACCGAAATCGGCCTGGCCATTGAATGTCTGTTCAATAGACTCGATGGCAAAGTTAGTATATCTGCGATAAGTAACTTTCCAGAAAGTGATCTGAGGATTACCAGTAAGGTAAACGTCTTGGGCGCCATAGGCGACGAGTTGCATTAATCCACCTCCCATTTTATATAGTTGCTAAAGAAAAAAATTTTTTGGATTTTAATTTAATTAAAATAGAATTAATTTAATTAAATTGGCTTTAAATTTTGCAGAAGGTTCATGTTTTCCTAAGAAATAATTTTATTCAGGTCTAAATTGGTCTTCATAAATTTCATTAAATATGTGTCCTCAAGTATTTCCTTTTTATTTTCATGGCTCTTTGTAAATACATAAGACCCATTGCGTTTCTTTACAGACCATCCCTGCTCGATAGAATTAAACACAAGAATCATTTTTTGAAATGTTATCACGTCAACCTTTACATTGTCATTTTCTAAATCTTTTAAGGATTCCAAGGAAACTTTCAGATCCATTTACTTAAATTATAGAAAACATTACTTGATTTTTAACTCTTTCTTTCGTGGCCAGTCCAAATCTGTAAATATTGTTAAAAGTCCGGCGCAGTATAGTCCAATCCCATTTCATTAAAAAAGATAAAATCGTTTTTGTAAAAGTTATATACATTATTTTTTAGGTCTTCATTATAAAAATATTTAAGGTTCACGTTGAAATCATAGTAATCTGTCATTTCTAAATCAAATACATCATGCGTGATAGATTCGCTATAGTTCTTCCTTTCATGTCCCTCCTTTTTGGTTAATATTGTTTCGGGTATTTTTATATTGTATAATTCTTCGATATATTTGTAATCGATCTTCTTAATATCGTAACATTTAATGCATTTAGACAACATAATACTTTTATTGAAGTTTTCTGTTGTTTGGGGCGTAAAATGGTGCTTTTCAACCATATTCCAATCGCCCTTAACAGTTTCTTCTACAAATTTAGAAAATGTAATAGTATTGTGTTTCCATAATCGTCTAAACCCTCCACCTAATTTATATTTATCTAAAAAACCCGATACAATTCTCTCATATGGGCTTCTGCTTATTATTATTGTAGTATAGTTTTCAATGTCATCTGGTAGCTTATTATAGTCATTATGAGTATGAATCGGTTTATTATTCATTTTGTTGTTTTTCAAAAAATAGAACATTCGTTTAATATGGCTGCATCCACATTTAGCAGACCACCCAAATAGTATTTTACGGTTATTATCAACAAGGAAATACATATATACATGTGTAATATAATTTTAAGCCTTTTGCGTGCACATGTAGATGACTCCCACGTGGGAAACGTGGAATGGGAAATAATAGAGAGAAATAATAAATATATTCTCTCTATTATCAATTAAACAGTTTTCTTTAAAATACTTAAGAGGGGGGAATGCCGAATTTTAAGCCAAAGTCTATTAAAAAAATTAAATTTAATAAGAAAACGGCCGTTACTCTTGACACAAAGCATAAGGAGTTTTTGACAGAGTTTACCAATGACGAGACCGATGTTATACCTGAATTGAAGGCGGAGCGTCACGAATTAAAAACAAAACTATTAAATGAATATGACGAACTTACTCTGGAGGCCAGAATAGAACTCGAGGACAAGGTGGCCGAAATAACAACCCGAATAAGAGATATCAACGCCAAGAAGAAGGAGTATTTTCTGGACAATTCTAAATTTATTTTTGAGTATTTTGAAAACAAAAAGGATATTTCTGTTGGCAGTAAATATCAGAGTGCAACAAATAAATCTAAACTGGTAAATACCTTTTTCAAAATTAAACAAGACCCTGAAACGGATACTTCATCGCAGAAAGAAACAAGCAACATTGTTCAGAAATATTTGAGTAATATTGATGATAGCTTTCTTGATGTAAACACGTTTGTGTGCCAAACAGATGTATGCCAAGTATGCCACAAAGGCGAGCTAATACCACTGGAGGATGAGGGTATTTTAGTGTGCAATAATTGTTCCAGAAGTATTCCTTATTTAATTGAAAATGAAAAACCATCTTACAAGGAACCACCAAAAGAGGTATGCTTTTACGCATACAAACGTATTAACCATTTCAAGGAAATATTGGCTCAGTTCCAGGGGAAGGAAACCACCCAAATTCCGCCAGATGTCATTGAAAATATCAAACTCCAGATCAAAAAAGAGAGAATAGAGATATCACAAATCACAAATGGGAAAACAAAGGAAGTGCTCAAAAAATTAGGATATAATAAGTACTATGAACATATACCATTTATTAAGGATAAATTAGGGATTAAACCGCCAATCATGTCTCAGGAATTAGAAGAAACGTTGTGCAATCTATTTACCGATTTACAGGCCCCTTATTCCAAGTTTTGTCCAGATGATCGTGTGAACTTCCTGAATTATTATTACACCGCATACAAACTCTGCGAACTATTAGGGGAGGAAACATATTTGCCCTTTTTTCCAATGTTAAAAGACAAGGAAAAAAGAATAGAACAGGATGTTATTTGGAAAAAGATATGCGAAGAATTGGACTGGGAGTTTATTCACACAATTTAATATCCGGTCATTTAATTCGCCGGTTTATAGGGGAACAATTGTAGCTCACGAGTGTTGTAAATTGAAAAGTTAGGGTCGCCATTATTTGCGCCGACCCCATTACCAAAACATGTGCCTCCGCGCTGTTTGCGGCTACTTTGTCGCTTCATGGTCCGACGTCTACTAAGAGTTCTTCCGCGGCGTGCGCTCGCACTTTTTTTAGCATACCTCTTACGTGTCTGCATCTTCCTCGCCATAATATATTACGCTTAGATTAAATATATTATGCTATTATGATTATGTTATTATGTGACTACAATATTAAGTCAACTTAGAATCCTCCAGGGAACTTGACCAAGTTAGCACCAATACCAAAACCAGCACCAGAGCGGGCAGTAGCACCCATGCTGGGGATATATGTATCAAGGATGCTGAATGTAGCAGCGGCAGTCAAGGCAATCAAAATAACCTCCTCAATATTTAAGGAACGTTTAGGGATGGCATAGGCAGCAATTGCCACCATCAAACCTTCAACAAGATACTTAATGACTCTCTTAACAAGTTCGGCGACGTTAATCAAACTGTTCATTATAATAAATAAAAAGAAAAAAATATATATAATGCGATAAAAAACTTAAAATCAAATAAGTTAATTAACTAAATGGATCGTTCTAAAGGAAAGAATTCTGACAAGACTGGGTTTGAAAGAAAACAAGTTAACGGAAAACCAAACCCGAAGTATGTAGATTTGCTGGAGGAGGATAAGCCGATTGCCGGGCAAAAATTTGTGTGTGTTTCGTTTTGTTCCCCCGAAAAAGTTTTGAAGGATAAGGCCGTCTTCTTTTTCGAGGAGTTCCTAAAGAAATGGGAATTCAACAAGTCAATGGAAAAGTTTCTCCAGTTCCTTAACTTTGTTTCTTATAAATACAATCTTTCGTTTGACGATATTTCAAATGACTTTAAGGAATACGTTAAGGAGGAGAAGGAAACATTGGCCAAGGTTGGGATTGAAGACGAGTACAAGACCTTTATTGACAACAATGAGGAAGAGTTGCAGAAGCAATTTGACATTGCACACAGCTTCCAAACCAATACACGGGGGTTGAAGATTCGCGGGTCCTACCCAACTCAAGAAGAGGCAGAGTTGCGATGCAAGATGTTGCGAGAAATTGACCCCAACCACGATGTTTTTGTTGGACCGATTGGCATGTGGATGCCGTGGGATCCCGAGGCATATAAGACTGGACGTGTAGAATACATGGAGGAGGAACTCAACAAGCTAATGAGCGAAAAGAACAAGAATGAATCAAACGCCAAGGCCGCATTTGAGCAGCGCCTTAAGGAAACAAAACAGAAGGCAATTGAGGAGAATATCAAGTCCGCAGAGAAGTCAGGTAATACTTTGACTCAAACAATTGATGAACAGGGTAACTTGGTAGGTGTCAGTAATGCAAATACACAAGAGTTCGCGCTCAAGGAGAACGAGAACATCTCCACCGCCGACATTTGCATGGAATTGTTCGAGGGCGATAATATTGTGTCAGGTAAAACGGACAACGGTGCAAGTCAGTTAGTAAGCGGTCCATTTGCTAATAAAGATTCCATGGAAAAAGTAGATTAACACAATTTTTAATAATATCTACTTAAAATCAAATAAATAATATAACTATTATGAAGGTTTGTTATATTATTTCAACATGTGACAAGTATTTGGACAATCGAGTTAAATTTCAGATGGAGTCAACATTTTTAAAGGACGTCCCTCTTGGTGATATTTACTACTTAACATCTAAGCCGAATATCAAGGAGCGGCAATTTGGGTGGAACTGTGTCGACGACTTTGAAAGCATTACCTGGAAGTACATTCATTTTATTTACAATATGAATATTCCACAATATGACTGGTATATATTTATTGACGACGATACGTTTGTTTTCAAAAATAGGCTGTATAATTTATTGCGTCAGTATAAGCCCGACGACTGTTATTATATTGGAAAAGAACTTGATCATATCAAAAGAGATTTTGGATTGTACATGTCGGGCGGTGCTGGGTACGCCATATCAACTGGACTATACAAGCTAATTTATAGCCATGTTAGAAATACAGGCATTAATTTGAGTTTCAAACATTGGTGCGATGATTTGTGCATCGGTTTATGGATCCAGGAGATCGCAAAAACGACTACGGTAAATCAGATTAATGATAATCGATTTAATGTGGGTGTGCATGCAAATGACGGACAACTTGCAACTGACATTACATTTCACAAGGTTATTACAAAGGATCAGTATGATTTTTATGGCTCTATCGCAGATGCTGAATGTCTCGAAACGCCAAGACATGCCGTCACACAAGATAGTATTAAAAAGGACACAGTCTTCACGTTGGTAACAGATACTGCGTACTTTGACAGGGCGAAAAGGACTATTATTGATTTACGAACGCGCGGCAATTGGCGCGGAGATGTTGTTCTAATTACAGTTGGGTTCACGCTGAACGCGAATTTCAAGGACTTCTATAATATTACGGAGACCAGTTTCGTTGTGATAGACAAATCAACACTGCTTGCCAAGATTGGCAGCAACGGCTTCACCGATACGACAGACAAGAGAGAAATTAATAAACTTGCACAATGGGAAAAGTTGCATGTGTTTGACGAGTATTTTGCACAATGGTCAAGAGTGGTTTATTTGGACGCAGGTCTGCGTGTTCTCGATGATGTTAAATATTTGCTTGAACTCGAAT